TTATGGGCAATGAACTGGAACTTTTTATATTCCCGTTCCTTCCTCATTGCATGAGGATGTTCCATTCTGACCCAAGGGGTATAACCATTATACATGGTGCCCTCTTTTGTCAGAACGTAAGTATCTCCCACGTAAGGTTCTGGACGAATCTTACTGGAAATTACCTGCTCATCGAATGGATAACCCCAAGCTTCTGCTAAGATGCTTGGTATGTTATTTATCTCAATAACAGGTAAGAAGGCAAGTTCATCATCAGGAATTTCTTCCTGAGTCTGAACAAATGACCTATAAAGGTCATTCATACATGCCTCCATACTCCTCATAGTCATGTGCCTCTCCTTTTCCAAGAGGAGAGCTTGACCAGCCCAAGAGTCTAATCTCACGTCTAAAGGCACCCCTTCGGGATTTATCCCCAAGCCACCTATCTCGGTGGGAAGAGACGCAATAGCGTTCACTATCGGTTTCCACTTCTCCGGCACACAGTGCTCAAGAAAAGCTTGACCATGTGTCCGACAAAGGTCAAACACATTTGATCTAGTGACAGGACGCCACTTATATTGCCTGTATATGGCACTTCTAAGTATAATCCTGGATGCAAACTCCGCTAATAGCGGAGAGCTGATAGACTTCTCATGGGATATGACACAACCAAAGTTAGACATACTGGCCCGGTAACGGGTTGCCAGCACATCGTCAGCAATGACGATGTCATCTCCCAATATCACGTACTTCCCCTCTCCCGACAGGGAGTAGAGAAGACTGTGATGGGACAAGGCAAAGAGGAAGAATGATGGACCCAGACCTAGAGGCTGTCCGGCGCGGAATACCAATCCGCTACCATCCGGCATTCTCCATGGTGCTTTCGCAGCCATCTCAAACACCTTCACGTATCCACCAATGTCAGGGTATCTTTCTTTCAAGATATCCAACACCTCCATCTGAAACCCGAAAGGGAACAGATTTGTGGCATCGGATAAGTCAATTGAGTGAAGTGTCTTCCCCAGGGCTAACTGGTTCTGGCACCACAATACCCCTTTATCCTGATCGAAAGTACAATCTTCGGGGATCTGTTGACACAGACCACTCAAAAACCTCTTAAAGGGTTCTAGAGCCGATTGGACCAACCTGGAAGGGTTGGCCACCGCACGAAGCTTGTACCCCGGTTCCTGGATGAAGGAAATATTTCCCACGAAGGGATGCTCCTTCTCCGTCAGACGAAACTGCTGAAGTATAACGTAAGGTAGGGTCCTGTTAAGGATATCCCACTCCTCGTTGTACATCTCCACTACAGTAGTCGAGGTCGCATCGAAATGCAATCCTCTCCCAATGTTATCCTCGGGTGTCGAACCGCCAACACAAGGTTGACGTTTTCGATTTGATCTCACACGAAATGCATGGAAGTCCATCCAGGGCACGAAGCCCCAGTTGTGATCCACATGCAGGCGTTTGAGCAAGGAGGAATCATGGAGTCTCTTCTTAGCCCTCTGGCTAATAGAGACAGCCTCAGCTTCAGCTGAATCCCGGAACTTCTTTAATTGACGTTCAGTTACTTTGTTCGAAACAAACTTACTGTAAATCATTAAAGCCGATAGGACAACTTGCGGATGAGCGAGATAATACTCGTGAGTCCAAAACCTTCCTAGTACCCCTTTCGGGACACCGTTGGAATGCCTTGAAACCCATTGAGCATTCTGCCGTCCGCTTGACGCTACTAGTGTCAGGTATTCAACCTTCAGACTCTTCAGTCTAGAGATTGTCCACTCTTCACCAGAAGCTTTGGCCCATTTTGCTACAAGTTTTGCGAACACTACGGCGTCCTCATAGAGGACCCCGTAACCTAACAGTCGGGATGTCACTTCTTTGACGTCTTTGATTGTTGTTCTCATAAACTATGTTTTAGATGTTCAACAGACCTCAAATCTAATGACATTAGACTCAAGGGGCAACAGTGGTCCGCCTG